ACCGACTGTTCCTCTCTGGACCAACATGATGAGCTTCATCAACGATGATATATTCAAACTCACCAGCTTTATCTAAACGCTTCTGGCTTGCGATCGTGTCTCGACTAGCGATAACAATCGGCGGTTGTGAATCAAACTCTTTGAGACTAGCGGCAAGCACACCACAAGGAGCGCATGGCCACACAGATAACAGTTTGTCTCTGGCTTGTGTGATGAGCTCCTGCCTGTGAGCTAGGATCAGTATGCGACAACCTCCGTTATACTCGAACAATCGCTTGATGATGTTGGCGAAGACAATTGTCTTGCCACTGCCAGTTGGCAGAAC